AGGGTGTACGTCCTAGCATGTTTCGCTACCAGATTCCGCCTTGTGTCCTCTTTCTTTCTTTTGTGTCCCATGAGGGTAGTACTCCGTCCATTTAGGGTAAAGGTTGTTAATTGCTTCGACTATAATGGCCATATCTTCCTCTGTCCAATAATCAAGCCAATCTGGTCTGTTCTCTTTACTTTTCATCACTCCACCTCCCGCTCGAAATGCTGTTCCTGTGTGGGCAACAGGTCCTCAAACCCCATGCCACGCTCTGCTAGTGCCTTTTTGAGCTTCCGTAGAGCCCTCTGCTCCATTTTACGGGCACCGCTGCGGGTCATACCCATCTCTTGTGCTATCTCCTCATACGTGTGCAGAGGTTCTATATCAAGTAGTTTCATTCGTCTTCGCTCCAAGGTTCAATTGCTTCGTCCATATCTCGGCTGTCTTTTTTCTGCATGTGCCACATTAAAATACCGATTGTGATAGTCACAGGCCACAACAGGACCCCCAAAGCTATCAGAATCGCCGCGTAGACTATCTCTGCTAGTGCTTTCATATCTGCCCACCGTTGGGGCCATCATCCCCACCCATTAGTCCTAGTACCACAATAAGTACAAGTATTCCCACAGGCCAGAAGGCCACACACAGCACCAGTACGGCCGTTATTGCTAGAAAGTTTTTCATCGGTTCACCTCTGTTTCCGTATTACCAGAGGCACAGCCTACTTTGTTTTCCCTCAAAATAACAGCACTATTGGCATTATATATTGCCTGTGCCATTCCTCGAGGAGTCAAAGAGCGTATGTACTTTGTGCGTGCGCCCTTCCCACCTAGCTGTGCGTGCCCAGGAAAAGGGCCTGTTGGTCCTTTCATGTCCTCACGGTCAACCTTTGGCATAACGGCCCCACGCTGGCACCACAAGCCGGTCTTTTTGCTGTACCAGTCTCCGGCAGGGAATATTCCAGGAAATTCAGGGTGCTTGTCGTCGTGTGGTAGTAGGTAGCTAAACTGCCATGGGTGAACGTATCCTGTGGGCTTTTTCCACTGTGTGGCCAATATACTCACAGGGTTTTCTACTATGCTAGGACAAGGCCAAAATTCTACCCGTCTGGCCATACGTACGGCCAACTCTTGACAGTATGGGTTGGCTTTAAGCTTGCGTTCGAAGTGTGCTGCACCACTAACCGCTAGGTCCGTGCAGGGGGCGAATGACAGCACAAAACTAGGTTTATCTAGTCCGAGCTTGTCTAGTGCCGTATTGACCCATAGTGGGGACAATTCACTTTCTAGGCTAATGTTCAGCCTATAGTGCCCTGTGTGGTCCTGTGTGGTCCTGTGTGCTCCGCTGTGGTCTGTGTCGTCATAGTCTACTGACACACAATTAAACTGGCCAGAGTCTAGCCATGGCGCTACAGCGTACGAACTAGAGTTAAACAAGAATAGTATTGTAGGTTTCATTTGTCCCACTCCTCCTGTACGTGTGCCATAGCAACACATAGATTGTCATGTGCCTCCCGTATAGACTCTGTGGTGCCTGTGTCCCATTCTGCGCGTAGTTCACGGCACGCTATTGCGGCGAGTTTTAAAACTAGCTGTATACTGTACGTTTCGGATTCTTGTACGCATTCTGTGTTGTTGTTCATAGTATTAACCCCTTGCAATAATGTTGTTAAATTCATGTACGTTGTGACGTGTGACAAAAAACGATTGTGAGCCCTCTGTGGCACGCTGCGCTTTGTTGCTACCTTTGCGTTTCAAATACCCTATGGTGCCGTCAATGTCTAGCGGTCGCAAGTCTGTGGTGTCAAATGACGCCATGCCCCACGGTATGTAAACGTTGTCCGAGTCTAGGCCTTTTGTGTTGAACGCTACAGCGATATTATGCCCACGCTCAACTGCTTTGCGTAGTGCTGCCTTGCTTTGTGTGCTGTACATACTGGCACTGTACGTCACATGGTAGTTGTTTATAGTGGCACTTTTACGTACTAGCGAGAGTACTTTTGTGTAGTCGTAAAATTCAGACTGTGGCCGCTCTGCTATGATAAGTGTGGTCCAATCTATGTCCGAGGTACCATTGAGGCGAAATAGTGCCGATATACCTGTTTTACGTGCTCTGCGCTCTGCTTTGTCTATTTCGGACAATAGTGTGGCCTTGAATTCATTTGGACGCAGTAGGAATAGTATTGTGCGCTTTGTTGCTGCACGTTGGCCAGTGCTCATGCCCAGTTGACCGGATGATATGAGGCAAGGTTTTTCACAACCGGCCGCTTCTGCACCTAGACACAAGGTTTTTGCCGATACTTTCCCCGCCGGTTGGAGGTACATGATATATGTATCACGTTTGTCTTTGCCCTTTTCAACCTTTTGTGAACTACCAAACAACCGCATTGGTTTATTGAGATACTCTAGGTTCTCTAGTGCCCACGCTCGGGCGGTGTTTGAAAGTAGTGCTGTGTCGCGTACGTCTTGAATTGAAATTGTCATTACTTTGATTCCCGTATAATTACTATTATATCGCCTCTGTACAGTACGCGGGCACTAGTGCTCCCCGCCGCCCACGTACGCACCTTTTTAGATTCTAGGTCTATCACCCCACCCTTGCTAGCCACTACCTTGCGTATCTTTCCTGTGGTGTCCTCTGTGGCGCGTGTGATAGCTATTGTGTCCGTACCTATAGTAACAGTGTACTGTGTGCCAGCGGGCCAGCCTACTGTATTCAGGGATTCGAGGAATACCCGTGCGCCCTTTGTTGTTGTCGCAATAACTGTGGTGGTTTTCATTTTACTGCCCCTGTGTTTGTGCCCACTAGTGTACATATGGACTGTACCAGCGCAGCGTACGATACGGCTACAGTTTGTAGGTGCTCGACGGTACGCATAGCATCGCTGCGTGACATACCCCACTCACGGAGTGTGTCTCTCATGCGCCCTGTGGTGCCCTGTGTGTCTACTACCATGTCACAGGGAAGCATTGCCCACTCTTCACCGGTAGACTCACAATAGAAGTGTGTGTCCTCTATGCTTTCAGGCCGCGTGCCCTGTACTACTGTGTCACCTATGTTGTGGCCATGGTGGGATTCGTTGTTGACTACTGTATACACGTACATGGTGTGTTCCCTGTGGTGATTTGTGTGTGAAGGGCATTATAAGCATCTGTCAATACCTGTGTCAAACAATTAGGTACTGTTCATTTGTACAGTAGTGGGACACAAGTGTGCTACCTATATAGTAGGCGTGTGCATGTGACACCCCACTACCACAACACAGCGCATATGTATACCCAAGTAGTACGCTTGTATACACAACACCACTATGCTAGGAACTATAGATGTACTCCAATGTGGTCCAATGTGGTACCCACACAGGCCCACACTTGTGTCCATCTGTCAACAAAAGAATACAAAAGAATACACAAACATAATAGTATACATACGTGTGCATGTGTGGTACCTATGTGGCATGTGCCCGCACCCCCACCACATAGGTATGCATATGTCAACCCCCTAGTATTTGGTGTACGTTTGTACAGTGTTGACAACCTATGTGGGGGTGTGGTAGGGGTGTGTGGTGCGAAGGGGGCCGGGGGGTTTATGCACTACTTGAATTTTAGGGGTAGGCGCACATAAGTACGAGAAGTCATTTTAGAAAAAAGAGTGAATAATGCCATGTATGCTTATAGGTTACGTGTGTTTACCCAGGTTATAACTAAGGGTTATAAGGGGCTCCAGTGGACAATCAGGGGGACTAAGGTATACGTATGTATAGTTAAGGCATACATTAGGTCTAATTTATGTTATTTTAGGTCTAATTTATGTTATTTTAGTGTAACTAGGACACATTTGGAAGAAAGTGTGGTATTATATGTGTCATATGATACACGCAGTAACCAAATGAGTCCTAAAGATGTTCTTCTTAACCCATTTAATATACTTCCTCTAAATCTGTTACTCTCATATTAATACTTTAACAATTAAACAAACAAGGTAGCATAGCGCCACATAAGTTACCACTTGTGTACCCAATGGGAGAATACACTTATGGAAGAACATACTAAGTTGGTTGATGATGTACTAATTAAAGAACCTCTTATGGATGAAGGGGAGGTACCAGTTAAGGCCCGCATAGGTCGCCCTAAGAAAAGGAATAAGAAAACGGTGATGGGCCGCCCTAAGGGTGAGTCAGGCATTATGAAGGAGTACAGAGAACGTATGCTGAACTCCCCTAAATCAAAGAAGGTACTAGAAAGTATCCTAGACGCAGCACTTGATGATGACCACAAGAACCAAGCTGCCGCATGGAAGATTGTAGTAGACCGTATAATGCCTGTATCTGCCTTTGATAAGTTAGCAGGTACTACCTCACGTAACGCCATTACTGTTAACATAACAGGAGTGGGTGCCCCTGAAGTAAACATCAAGGACATAGAGGGGGAGTACGAAGATACCTCTGACACAGGGGACGACCTGTGAATCTCGACATTAGCCTACTTCCTTGGCAACAAGACGTGTGGGCTGACCAGACTAGGTTTAAGGTAATCGCAGCGGGTCGTAGGTGTGGTAAGTCACGCTATGCGGCCTACAGACTACTCGTGGAGGGACTACAGAGTGACAAAGGACACATCTTCTACGTTGCCCAGACTCAAGGACAGGCTCGAGACGTTATGTGGAGCGTACTCATGGACGTGGGAAAGGATGTTATTAAAACAGCCCACATCAACAATCTCCAGCTTACTCTCATCAATGGAGCAACCATCACACTTAAGGGGTCCGACAGGCCCGACACGATGCGTGGAGTCTCCCTTAAATTCGTAGTACTTGACGAATATGCAGGTATGAAGCCCAGTGTGTGGGAGGAAGTACTTAGACCAGCCCTAGCTGACCAAAAGGGTCACGCTGTGTTTATTGGTACCCCCACAGGAAGAAACCACTTCTGGGAGCTTATGCAGTACGCAGAGCTAAGTGGGGACCCAGACTGGAAGGCTTGGCACCTTACCTCTTTTGATAACCCCCTCCTGGACCCAAAAGAGATTGAAGCAGCTAAGAAGTCCATGTCTTCCTTTGCTTTCAGACAAGAATTCTTAGCCAAATTTGAGGCAAAAGACAGTGAATTATTCAGAGAAGAATGGCTTAGTTTCAGAGAAGAGCCCCTCCGCAAGCCTCTTACAGGAGACTACTACATTGCTTGTGACCTTGCAGGCTTTGAACAGGTCGGAGGGAGTACCCGAAAGTCCCGCCTTGACGAGACGGCTATCGCGGTTGTGTGCGTGGATGGAGAAGGAGATTGGTTCGTCCACGAAATCATACACGGACGATGGGACCTCAACGAAACAGCCAAGAAAATCTTCGATGCAGTGGCAGCATATCGCCCAATAAGTGTAGGGATTGAGAAAGGTATTGCACAACAGGCCGTGATGAGTCCCCTACAGGACCTTCAGAGGCAGAGGAACAGGTACTTTAGAGTAGAGCTTCTATCCCACGGTAACAAAAAGAAAGTAGACAGAGTTGTCTGGGCTCTCCAAGGGCGTATGGAGAACAAGCGAGTAGTTCTTAACAAAGGTGACTGGAATAGCGCCTTCATGGACCAATTGTTCCAATTCCCCTCACCCCTAACCCACGATGACCTAATTGACGCCCTCGCGTATATTGACCAAATGGCAAGTGTAGCTTACGCTTCGGCCATTGATGATATGCAGGGATGGGAACCAACAGACGACCACACAGGATATTAAGCATGGCCAAAGCCCAAATATATGACGCATCAGCTACGGTAGTTGAGGATGAAAACAGCACGCACGACTCTATGCTGGAAACCTCAACGTCCCTAGAAGCATACGTAATCTATAAAACTACAGAATGGGAAAATTTCATTGAATCAAACTTTTACTCACAGTGGGACGAGTACTACCGCCTATGGCGTGGTCTCTGGCAAGGGAGTGACTCCACCCGCACTACCGAGCGTTCCCGTATTGTCACCCCTGCCCTCCAACAGGCAGTTGAGAGCAGTGTTGCTGAAATTGAAGAGGCTACTTTCGGCCATGGCAAGCTCTTTGACATCCGCGATGATTCATCCGACAAAGATGAAGCGGACGTTGCGTACCTACGAACACAACTCGATGAGGACTTTAGAACACAGAAAGTGCGTAAGGCATGTGCCGAAGTGCTTATCAATGCAGCAGTGTACGGCACAGGTGTAGCTGAGATAGTTGTAGAAGAAATTAACGAGATGGCTCCTGCAACAGAGACGGCCATGGAAGGACAGGTGGAGTTGGTTGGAGTATCAACTAAAAAGCGTACAGTAGTACGTATGAAGCCCGTTCAGATGAAGAACTTCAGAATTGACCCTGTGGCAGTAGACATTGACTCCGCACACGGTGTGGCAACAGATGAATTTGTTCCAGCCCACTATGTGGCACAGATGCAGGACGAGGGTGTCTATCTTCCTGGTTATGTAGGCACAGCCTCCTCAGATGAGGACCTTGAGCCGAATAGAGAACTAGAGACCTCCCCTGAGACAGACGGGAAGGTACGCTTACTGAAGTACTATGGTTTAGTTCCTCGACACCTTCTAACCCTCGCCCAAAACGGGCCAGAAGACGAAGAGTACGTAGACCTAGTAGAGCCAGAAGAGCACTCCGGTGATAAAGAGTCGTACTGGGTAGAAGCCATTGTTGTTATAGCTAATGGAGGTACGCTACTTAAGGCAGAAGAAAGTCCGTATATGATGCAGGACCGGCCCATTGTTGCGTTTCAGTGGGATGTCGTACCCGGACTCTTTTGGGGCAGGGGAGTTTGCGAGAAGGGCTACAATTCGCAAAAGGCTCTTGACGCAGAGATTAGAGCTAGAATTGATGCTCTGGCATTAACAATTCACCCAATGCTCGCTATGGACGCTACACGCATCCCTAGAGGACATCAGCCTATCATTAAGCCCGGAAAGATGCTATTAACCAACGGTAATCCTAGAGAGATTCTACATGAGTTTAACTTCGGGAATGTTAACCAAATCACCTTTGCTCAAGCAGCAGAGTTGCAGAAAATGGTACAGCAGTCCACAGGTGCAGTTGACGGAGCCGAGTTTGCCGCAGGAATGGGGTCAAACAATAAAACCGGAGCTACTAGCATGGCGCTCGGGGGAATCATTAAGCGGCAGAAACGTACGCTACTTAACTTCCAAGAGGGTTTTTGGCTCCCTTTTGTAACTAAGGCAGCTTGGCGGTACATGCAGTTTGACCCTGATAACTACCCAATAAACGACTATAAGTTCGTTGTAAGTTCCACTTTGGGGATTATGGCTCGAGAGTACCAAGTAAGTCAGCTTGTTCAGCTCCTGCAAACCACCTCAGACCAATCCCCTATGTACGGGTCCATTGTGACTGCGATAGTGGAAAACATGAACTTGGACAACGCCGAAGAACTCAAGGCTGCTCTTAAGAAGGCATCTGAGCCTAATCCTGAAGAGGAGGCCATGAAACAAGAAATGCACGAAATGGGCATGGAAGAGAAGAGGCAGACCATCGAAGCCATTAAAGCACAGGCAGCAGAGTCTAACGCCCGCGCCAATAAGTACAAGGTGGACGCAGAGCTTGCACCTAGGGAATTAGAGAATGCTCGTATTGATGCAGTCGCTGATGTTCGGGACGGGGTAACTGAGGCCCAGTTCATTAGAAGGCTCCGTATTGCTGAAGTTAAGCTTTCAGAGAAAAAGCTAAATATTCAAGAGAAGGACTTGGAGCACAGACGTGCAGCCTCTTCTCCCCTACCAGCCCCTATATTGGAGTAATACATATGCTAATGCAAGGTGATATGAACAAGGTTATTGAGAGCGTCAACGAGGTCCTCGAGGGGGCCTTTAGGCGCATTGAGGCTTTAGAGGACAAACTCTCAGCCCTAGAGTCTAAAAAACCCACTGTAAAGTCTAAATAAATAACATACTAGAGGACACAAAAGGCCAAAAGTGTGTTAGAATAGAGCCTACTATAATTAAGTAGGTAGAGATATACGTCATTTAAAGGTAATACTCTATGAAAAACTTATTTATACCCCTCTTTGCACTCTTTTTAGTAGGTGCAGGAGCAGTAATAGCAGATACCATCATTAAGAATAACGGACGAGTAATTGAAGTTCACCCCAGTTATCGCGTTGTTGCTGTTCCCCGAAATACACCCAATCAGGTAATAGTCGTAACTAAAGCCGAAGTGCTTCAACTACGCAAACCTGTTCAAGTGGAGCTTAGAGTAGATGCTCCTTGTGTTCCAGCGGGCTCGTTAAGTCTAGGGGGAATCCCCTGCACGCCGCCTCAAGAATGTACACCAGACGGTGCCCTTTCTACCGGCGCACCTCCCTGCTAGCACAACATATCTAGGGTACTTTGTAACCCTCAAAACCTAACCCATGGAGGCAAGCTATGGATTTGGAAAATATGACGGACGAAGACTACTTCGGCCATATGAAGATTATGTTCCACACTGAAGGATGGCAAATCCTGATGGAGGAACTCAAAGTAAACGCACAGGTAATAGGTGACATACAGGACATCCCCACATGGGAGGTTTTGTGTTTTAACAAAGGACAGCTACAGGCTATCGGTAAACTCCTTAACTTCGAAAACACTCTGGCACAAGTTGAGCTAGAGGGAGATGAGGGCTTCGATGAAAGTACTGAATGACTTTACGTGCTCTGAAGGGCACACACATGAACTCTTTTTGGATAACCTTACAACAACAGTCTTATGCCAAGATTGTGGAACAGAGGCCAAGAAGGACCGCGCTGTACCTCGCTTTATTCTCCCTGGAAATGACCCAGCAGGTTTTCCAACCTCAGCGGACAAATGGGTGAAGCAGCGAGAACAGAAGATGCGGCACGAAGCAAAATACAATCCAGAATCCTAGCGGACGGAGTTAAATTATGGCAGCAACGATTATTGAAGAAACAGAAGACAACGTAGAAACCAGTCCTGTACCTACTGATGATAATGCACTCTCACAAGATGCTCTTGTTGAGTCCTTTTCACCGGCAGACACTACAGTCCTTGACACAGCTCCAGAGGATGAGGTTCCCGCTAAGTATAAAGGGAAAAGCATTGTTGAAGTAGTGGCCATGCACCAAGCGGCTGAAAAGCTAATCGGCACGCAAGGTTCAGAGGTAGGTGATTTACGTAAAGTGGTAGATGATTTTATCACGTCACAACCTGTTACTCCTAGTCAACCTTTTGTGGCAGAAGAGCCTATTGACTTCTTCGAAGACCCAGAAAAGGCAGTGAGCAGAGCAATTGACTCTCACCCTGATGTAGTACGTGCCAAACAAGCCTCAGTAGACATGCAGCGGAACTCTAGTGTTTCTCAACTGCAAGCTAAGCATCCTGATATGGAACAAGTCTTGAAAAACCCCGCATTTGTAGAGTGGGTCAAGGGTTCCCCAGTAAGGAGAGAATTGTTTGGAAGAGCCGACCAACAGTACGACTTTGATTCCGCTGATGAACTCATCAGTAACTTTAAAGAGCGTACTGCTGTTGTCCAAGCCACCGTACAAACTGAGACTGCGGCCCGTCAACAGGCTGTAAGACAGGCATCTACAGGGAGTGCCAGTGGTGCTAACACCAGTGGTTCAAAAAGAATCTATCGCCGAGCTGACATAATTAAACTTATGAAAACTGACCCTGACCGCTATGAAGCTATTAATCCTGAGATTATGTTAGCTTACCAAGAGGGAAGGGTTAAGTAACCAACAGGAAACTCTCAAATGTCTAATCCCTTTAATGCAGCACCACAAGTAACCTCGATTCCCGGCGTAGCTGGTAATACAGGCACAGCCGCAACATTCATACCTCAAATCTGGTCCGATGAAGTTATCGCCGAGTATGAAAAATCCTTGGTACTTGCTCCTCTCGTAAAGAAAATGTCTATGCAAGGAAAGAAAGGTGATACTATTCACGTTCCTTCTCCTATCCGTGGCTCTGCCAGCGCAAAGGTTAACAGTACCTCTGTTACTCTGATTGCTGACACTGAACTAGAACTGGTTATCAACATTGACCAGCACTGGGAATACTCACGTATGATTGAAGATATCACTGCCACACAGGCACTGTCTTCTCTCCGTAGATTCTACACCTCTGACGCTGGCTATTCTTTAGCTAAAACAGCGGACACAATCCTTTTCGCCAACGGTAAAAAGTTGGGTAATGGTAACGGTACTAGCTGGGTTCATAGCCAAACGGTTATGCCTGCGGCTTCAACAGGTGCAACTATCCCTTACACCATTGATACAGTAGCAGCGGCTAACGCCTTTACTGACCTTACTCTTCGAGATGCCTTGCAGGTACTTGACGATAATGACGTTCCTATGAACGGACGTTTCTTCGTTATACCACCTAGCCTGTGTAACTCTATTCGTGGTATTGAGCGGTATAACTCTGCTGACTTCGTTAGTGGACAAGGTACGCAGACTGGTAAGATTGGTGACTTGTACGGTGTTGATATTTACGTATCTACTAACGTACCTGTTATTGAAACTGCTGCTGCCAACGCCGCTAACGGTGACGTACGTGGTGCCCTTCTGGCGCACAAAGACGTATACGTCATGGCAGAGCAGGTAGGTGTTCGTTCACAGACTCAGTACAAGCAAGAGTTTTTGAGCACACTGTACACCGCTGACCGTTTGTTCGGTACGCAGTGCTACCGCCCTGAGTCTGGAGTAACTATAGCAGTTGCTAACTAGAGGCTAACCTCTTAAGGCCCTCGCTTCACTAGCCCGCTATGGGCACTGTGCGGCGCTGGGCCTTTTTTACTATTGGAGATAAATAATGTCAACTGTTATCCAGACAAAGCATAGTCTGACTACAACCAATGAGCCAGCAACATTGGCTGACGGTGAGCTGGCTGTTAACCCAGTTGATGGGAAACTATGGGCAGGAAACGGCGGAGTAAACGCTCTTATAGCCTCACCTGTAGTCGAAGGAAACGCCCTAACGCTTGAGGGTGAAAACAAAGCTTACTACTTAAACTCAACCAATCAAAATGCAGGCACTCTTAACGCCGCACGTCTAACAGGCACATATGCAATTTCGGTGTCCGGTAATGCAGCTACAGCTACTTTAGCGACTAACGCCACAACCGCAGCTAATTCCACTTTATTTGATGGAAATAACGCAGCGTACTACCAGAATTCAACCAATCAAACCGCAGGCACCTTGCCTTCAGCTAGGCTGTCAGGCTCGTACAACATAACAGCAGCCACAGCAACAAATGCAGATGATTCTGCTTTACTGGACGGCTCAAACTCTGCTTTTTATCGTAATGCGGGAAACCTGAATGCGGGAACTCTTCCCACAGCCCGCATAAGTGGGTCTTACGCGGGGATTACCACAGTAGGAACTCTTTCTCTTCTACAGGTTACAGGCTCAGCTACTTTTTCTGACTTATCAGGAGTAGGGGACAGAAGTATTGGGGTTAACGCAGCAGGTCGGCTTATAGAGTTGGCTGGAAGTGGTGGAATTGCTCTTACTGACCTAAGTGTAGCTGTTGCTGCCGCAGGTACTCCTAATCTTAGCTACAATAACGCTAATGGAGTGTTTACGTACACACCCCCTGACCTGACCTCCTATGCAACAGCTACTAGCGCCACAGCGTTCAGCAATAAGACAGGCAATATAAGCCAGTGGACGAATGACTCAGGCTACCTTACCGCCTTTACAGAAACAGATACGTTAGACACCGTTACAACCAGAGGAGCCACGACTGCTAACGCTGTAACTGTCGGTAGCCTCACCTCCACAGGGGAAATCACGGCCAATGGTGGTTTGGCATTAGGAGATAACGACAAGGCTACATTTGGCGTCAGTGATGATTTGGAGATATACCATAGTGGTACCAACAGCCACATTACAGACACTGGCACAGGTAATCTGATTATTGGTGGCGCAAATGTTGAAATAACGACTGCGGGAGGTACTAAGTATCTTCAGGGAGCGGCTAACGTACTCAAACTATATCATACTGGCAGCGAGAAACTGCGTACAAGCGCAGCAGGCATTGACGTTACTGGAGATGTAACAGCCACAGGGAATCTAACGTCCAAAGGCATTGATGATAACGCAACAACTACAGCTCTAACCATATCATCAGCATCTGTAATAACAGGTCTATTCACAGGGGTAGGGGTGTCTCAACCAAGTTCAAAGTTTGAGGTAGTCTCTGCGCTTCCAGGGTCTCCTGATGCAAACACAATCTACTTCGTAACGTAGGGAATAAAATGATTACTTTCAATGTAGTTGAGACAAGGTATACAACCAACCCAGATGGGTCGCCTCTGAGGATAACGCTAGTTCTATGGAATGCCACTAAGACTTATGAAAATATCATAGGTACTATTGGGCCACGGGGGACTGTTATTTCTCCTGACTACACTCCTGCTGATATAGCGTACTCCGCAACAACAGAAGATGACCTCGATGCTTGGATACTAGACCTTGAGGATGAGGCAGATATTGAGGCTCAGCTTGATACCGCTATTTCTGACTTAGCAGTACCCCAAAATGGAGAAGGCATTCCTTGGCAAGACTCATACGATGCTTGGGCTATCAATGTGAACTACGTTGTTGGTGACATCCGTATTTATAAGGGTCTTGGGTATGAGGTTATAGAAGCCCATACCTCACAGGCGTTATGGACACCCCCAGCCGCTCCTACACTATGGGAAGACTATGCTCCCCCTGTGCCTGCTCCAGAGTCAATACCTTCAGACTGGTTCCAGCCCACAGCAGAAACTCCTCAGTACCCTGTAGATGCCATAGTTCTTCATGCGGGGCATAAGTGGAGTTCTGATGTTGCTGATAACATGCTGGAACCTGGAGTAGGTCAATGGACTGACATGGGGGTTTATCCCTAGTGCCAAGCATCTACAAAGGCAGCACCCAAGTATCCAATCTTAACGTTGGGAGCACTCAAGTAAATTCAGTGTATAGCGGGAGTAACCTTGTTTGGAGTAGTGGAGGAGATGTCGTCTTTACTACAGTAGGCACTACGAACTGGACTGTGCCAGCAGGAGTAACTTCCATATGTATACTTGCTATTGGTGGCGGCGGTGGGGGACTCTACTGGACGAATGGAACCTATTCCATGAGTGGAGGCGGCGGAGGCGGACTAGGCTACAAAAATAACCATGCAGTAACTCCAGGGTCTAACGTTGTTGTGTTTGTTGGTAGTGGAGGTCTTGCGGGGATTTACCCATCAGGAAGTTCCGCAGGAGTGAACTCTAGCGTAAACACAGGATACAATCCACCAGCCTTGACTGTTTTTGGTGGAAGTAGGGGGGTGTACAACGCATCCTCTACGGGAGGCGGTCGTTCAAGTGGGTCTTTTGGGGGAGATGGAGGCGGTACTATTTATACTGGCGCCGGCGGAGCTGGCCCACAGGGAGGGGGTGGTGCTGGAGGATATAGCGGTGCTGGCGGCTTTGGGGGTACTTTAAATACTTATAATCCAACTTCAGGTGCTGGCGGTGGTGGCGGTGGCGCGGGGAATAGTGGGTATAATACAGGATATGGTGGTGGTGGTGTAGGGGTCTACGGTGAAGGAACCTCTGGTGCTGCCGCAAATTCAGGGGTTGGGGGCGGTGGAAGTAGTGGCGGCTCTGGTGTCGGACAACTGGGAGGTCTATACGGTGGTGGTGGTGGTGGCGGTACGTCGGGAGTCTCGGGCAATGGACAGCAAGGCGCAGTAAGAATACTGTGGGGCGCAGGAAGGGCATTTCCCTCTACCAATGTCGGCCCTTAATAATTGAAAACAACCAGTCTTTTGTAAAGTCTACAAATAGGATTTAAATAATGGCTTTTAATTGGGAAAACATGACCGATGAGCAGAAGGCTCAGTTCGGTGCTGCTCTTAGCTCTAATGAAGAGTTTAAGGCTGCTGTCGAAGAACAGGGTATGATGTCTAGTCAGGAAGACTTAACTCCTTTAGAGACACTCAAAGCAGGTCTTATTGAGATTAACGGTAGGTATGATGAGGCTACTGCTGTTAAGAATGCCACTATGCAAACTGAGGCGGCTGAAAGAAGGGCGTACCAAGAGGAAACAGGTACTGTCAATTATGACAAGTGGTGGAAGCCTGATGTATTCAGCTCCTATACAGACATTGATGCACAAGCCGAAATACTTAAGCTCCTTAACGCTAATGGGTTCTCCTCTGCCGAAGACCTTAAGACGTCTGTAAGCGGCTCTCACAACGATACCTTCATGAATCTAGGTATAGGAAATGCCCTGTATGATGATAAGTCATCTGGGTTTGAGCCGAGGGGAGGAGACTCTCGTGATGTTAACATAGAGGGCTGGTACGGAATGCCCGTGGGTGAGTCTACTTTAGTAGAGCAGGGGCCAGAGCCTGGGTTATTTTCTGATGCGATGTTTGAGGTAATAGCTTCCGTGCTCGGGCCTGTAACAGGCGGTTGGTCTGTTGCCGCGCTTAAGGCCTTACAAGCTGCTACAGGAACTACGCTACATGGTGGTGATTATATTCAAGCCGCTGCTTCATATGTTCTAAACAACCTAGATATGTTGAATGCCGGAGAAACGGCTTTAACTGCTGAACAGATAGCATCAGAGCAGGCTGCATTTGAGGCCTTTGAAGCTGCACAGGCTCTCGATACAACAACTAACTTTGCATCACTTGGGTTATCTGAACTGCCCTCCACGGCCTCTACATTATTCACTGAAGGGGCCTCAAGTTTACCTACCCTAGCTGAAACAGCCCGACAGGCTGCTGAAGTAGGGAGAAACTCCGGAATAATAACGAACCTAACCACTACAGGTACAGACCTTGCCACTAACGGAGCAAGAGTATGGGACTGGGGTAATCAGGCGTATAATTTCTTTGATGACATACAGGACGCAAGAAAAGACAGCCAAGGCGTGCCTAATCAGGTAGACCAGCCTGCCGGTTTTCGCCCTGTTACTGAAGAAGTTGAAGAAGTTATTCCTGAAGATACAGTAGATGATGGAGGAGGAGGAAGCTCCTCAGAAGTAGCATCTACCGACGAGAACATTGTTAGTGAACGAGAATTAACCTTGGGCGGCGGTGGATTAGAGAGCCCTTTTGATACTAATAGTACGCCTATTGTTGATGAGACCTTAGGCACCCTTTTTGACGGAGGGCAAGACGAGACATACGGAAGTACCGAGGAAGACCCCACTATAAATGAAGGCGCTGGGTGGGAGTTCCTTGGCGGTGATAGATGGCAGAATATTAATGATGGGCGTATACATAGAGAAGCACAGGACCCTAATTCAGGAAGCGGCTCTACGAAAGTAGGCTCAATACACGAGTTTCCTGAGTATACTTATGATGAGCCTAGTGTAGTTGATAACACAGGTAGGACGCTTTCTTTGGGAGGTTTATCTGACGAAGACAGAGAGAGGCTTGAGGCTATTTACAATCCAGATAACTGGGAAACCTTGTCTACAGAGGACTCACCTCCCGACGATGACCCCACAAGTCCTATATCCCCCGCAATACCCTCAGGCCTCATAGGTTCCACAGGAGAGCTTATAAGTGAGATGCACGCAGAGGACATGAATGCCGACGACCTTCTTCGTGCAGGGCTGGGGGCCACTTTAGGAAATAACCCATACTTCCCTAACGGAACCACAGGAGGCGGACTTACCTTAGGTGGAGCAACTCCTGGAGGGGTTACAGGTCCAGGAACAGCAGGAGAAGGCCCTACCGACACAGGAGATACGGGAACAGGGCCAGATGGTTCGGGTGAGGGAACGGACGGGGATGGTCCCGGAGGAAAGGGGCCTAGTGGCTCTGGCGGCTCTGGACAAGGAGCAGGAAACAAGTTCGAACCAAACTACTTAGGTCTCTTTGATGTACTCGGGATAAACCGTCTGCCTCCACAGCAGGGATGGATTGCACCTAACAACTCACAAGGAATGATTAAGCGATGACATATCTTGAACTCGTAAACGCAGTACTTATTAGGCTGCGTGAAGATGAAATCACAGGAAACGCCAGCAATCCTTCGGGCTTTTTGCTCGACACGTACTACAAGTCTATTGGTGCTCATGTAAATGACGCAAAGGACCGTGTAGAAGATGCGTGGCAGTGGGGGGCTCTCCGTGCAACCGATACGTTTGAGTTATCCCAATCAAGCCTACAGGTGTCTGGTCCTAATATTGCGCTGCCTAATAGCCTAGATAGTAACTATATTATTAAAAACATAAACATCTACAAAAACAGCACATCAGCAGCCACCTTCACTGGAGCCCGTGGTAGTCTTACGTGGACAAATGTAGACCAGATGAACTCCTACTATCAGAATCCTGATGCAGCCGCTAGAGGGGCACCTAGCTTCTTTGCTGTAACAGGTGCGGCCCAGACAACGGGCTTGTTCCCTTTTGGTGCAGCACAAGCAGGACAGCTCAAGTGTACTCTGTTCCCTTATCCTACAGACGAAACCTACTGGATTGAGATTGACCGAGTAGCACAGCAGGCACACCTTGTTCTTCCTGATGACCGACTTTATGTCCCTTCACTCCCCGTGTTTACATTAGCTACTGCGCTTGCCTCGCGGGAGCGTGGGGAAGTTGGAGGGGCACCCACTTCAGAGTTGTTTGCTTCCGCAGACAGGCACTTGGCTGACGCTATCTCCGTTGATAGTGCGTTGTACGCCAATGAGCTTGATTGGTATACCAACACCAACGAAAGCAACACCAATGTGAGATTTGCCTAATGCCTCAGATGCAGAGAAACCTTAATATCGGGGGTCCGGGATTTGCGGGCCTTAACACACAGGATTCTCCTATTGAACTTCCCGTAGCTTTTGCTGCCGTAGCTAACAACTGCGTCATTGATAGCTTGGGACGTATTGCTGCCAGAAAAGGTCTTGCTCAGTACACTCAGAATCCTGACATACTTAACGGAAACCCGATTGAAGCAACAGAATCCTTTACCTCAGAAGCAGGTGTTGAGTGGTTATTTGCGTGTGGCGATAATAAAATATTTTACCAACAGCTTGTATCACCTTTTAATTTAGTTGTTCTCACACTTCCTGCTAGCGTAACCGTAACAGGCAATAACTGGCAGATTCAGTCTTTGAATGACCAAGTATTCTTTGTTCAGGCAGGACAGTCTACATTGGTATTCACAGCTACTACAGGGGTCCTTACGGAACTTACTTTTGTAGATGAAGCCACTACCGGATTCCCTAGCTGCTGCACAGCCGCTTATGGCCGCATGTGGTACAGTGGCTTTGATAATGACCTTTCTGTTGTTATGTGGTCCGCTCTTCTTGACGGAGACAATGTAACAGGATTAGCATCCTCATTAGATTTGCGGGATGTGTGGCCTAGTGGTTATGATATAGTCAAGGCACTTCACGTACACAACAACTTCATGATTTTCTTTGGTGAACGGTCTATTGTCTTATACTCCATAGACCCTGCTGGACCAGCTCAAGCAGGCACTCAGCTCGTAGATACAGTTGAGGGCATTGGCTGCATCTCAAGGGACTCGGTGCGTACCTTAGGTACAGCTATTTGGTTCCTTGATGCCACAGGTATTAGAGACTTCGGAAGGACTGTGCAGGAGAAGTCGCTGCCTATTAGCGATATCTCATACAACGTAAGGAGCGACCTTAAGTTTGCTGTGTCGCTAGAGGACACTGATAATATTGGTTCTGTATACGACCCTGAAGAAGCTCTTTACGGCCTGTTTCTTCCAGCCTCACCTAAGACTTACATATTCGACACGCGTAGGCGTCTTGAGGACGGTACTGCTAGAACAACTCAGTGGACGAATACTACGCTAAGGTGTGCTACTCGAGCGGACATCCGTAAAACATGGTACGGCGGTAAGGGTGGTTTATTTGAGTATACAGGCTATAGTGACACGTTAAAGCCCAATAATTCAACGCCTACTGAAGTTAAAGGAATCCCTGTACAGTACCAAACACATCCTCTTACTTTCGGGGAACCTGCTAATGTTAAGTTCCCTAAACAGGTGGACGTAGTTATTATTGGTGGAGCGGGACAGTCTTTAACACTTGACTGGTCTTTCGATTACTCTACCAACACAAAGTCATCAACAAAAACCCCTCCGGGTTCTAATGTTCCAGGATGGTACAACCTTAATGTTCCCGCTATTCCAGACACAGACGCCCTAACTCAGTATGACCTTAACGGTAACTACAATGCCGGGTCTTCAGTAAGGACACTAAAGTACAACATATGGGGTTCAGGAAATAACATCACATTGGGATTTCAGACAGAGAATTCTAGTTTTCCATTCAGTTTTCAGGAACTTAACATTCAGGCCCTTATGGGAAGGATTTTGTAACATGGCTATAGGCGATTACATTTACTCGAACACACAAACATCTTTCTCAACCCGAGATAGTCTTCCCGCAGGGGATGCAGCTAAGCTTGTTAAGGGTGTGTACCATGAGATTGAACTTCAGGCAATTCAAGCCGCAATGGATAATCAAATGAACTCAGGGACACCTTCGATGACAGGCACACTATCAACGGGTATAATTAGTGGAGGTACGTTCTAATGGCGGGTTTATTCGAGAATCTTTTTCCGGGAGCCATGGGACTTTATGGCTACAATGAAATGTCAGATAAGTTTGACGCTCAACTGGAAGCCCTT